GGCAAGAGTAATAGCATCACAACATACAAAACAACACAAAAAGAAAAGACCAGGCGTTCATTCTAAATGTAAGAATTCAAACTCAAAGAATTCTAAACATTATAAGAAGAAGTATAGAGGGCAAGGTAAAACAAGATGATTGGCATAAATAATTACAGACCATTACCTAGCTGTGTGACCATTGACGATAGTTTCATACATGGGTTAGGTTTAATTTGCTCAAAGGATATTCCTGCGGCTGAATGCCTAGGGGTAACTCATATCTTTCACGAAGAATCTAATAGGTGGCTTAGAACTCCTCTCGGTGGGTTTGTAAACCATTCCGAACATCCAAATTGTTTTATTTTGAATAAAGGTAAAGAAAGAATACTATATACAGTAAAGCCAATAAAAAAAGCTGAAGAGCTTTGTGTTTTCTATACTCTAAAAGAAAATGAATCTAGTAGATGATATACCGATCACTGATGACGATTACGCTCATGTAAACTGTATTATTGAAATCCCAAAGGGAACAAATACTAAATACGAGTATAATGAAGAGTATAATATATTTGAGTTAGAAAGATGTTTGGT